GCGGCCGGAGCAAAAGGAGTGGGTCCCTCGGCTGACGGAGGCGGGATATCAGGTGATGGTGTGCCGAGGTTTTCGGCCCGCCATGAAGACATTGATTGATTACATCAACGAGGCTCGAAAGGAGCCGTGGAGGAAGGCATGAAAAAACAAGAAATGATTGAAGATTTACAGCGTGATGAGGGCTTTCGTGGGATGCCCTACGAGTGCAGCGAAGGACACCTCACCATTGGGTTTGGTGCGAAGCTGCCCCTAAGCGAAAGGGAGGCCGAGTGGCTGATGGAAAACAGGCTGTCTGCAATGATGTTGCAGCTCTCAAAGACCATTCCGAGAGAGGCAAAAGATAACATCAAGGACGTGCGGTACTACACCATCAAGCAAATGGTGTATCAGCTCGGCGTTGAAGGCACCCTTGGCTTCAAGCGCATGTGGGCGGCCTTGGAGAGGGCGAATTATGCCGTTGCCGCCGCCGAAATGCTTGATTCGTTATGGCATCAGCAGGACCCCGACCGCTGCGAACGCTTGGCAGAGCAGATGCGCACCGGCGTGCGCGTCCCAAGCAGGCGTTAGTAAAAAGTCCTTTATCAACAAACGGGCTTGCATAAAGTAAATCGGCTTTTGCTTTACTAAAGAGGTGCGAGGTGGACGAAAAAACGTGCGTGCAATGCTTCAAGTGTCGGCCGGCCCTGCCCGACGATGGGGATGTGCTCACGGGTACTCGCCAAATACAAGATTTCACCGGATGGGGGCACAAGCGCTTGAAACGCGCCATGGAAGAGGGGGTTCTCCCCATTCCCACGGTTGGAAACGCCCTCTCGACCACGAAAGGCTACATCCGAGATTGCCTTTACGCCGCCGGGAAACAAATGGAGGCCGAAGGAGAGCAAAGGCAATCATAAATCACCTTGTTGCAGGCATCGTTTTCCATCTACTCTTTCATAACGCACGACCATTTCCATCCTCGCAGGGAGACGGTTCGACCTTAACGGCCGGGCCGTCTTTTTTTGTGGCCGACAAATAGAGGGCGAAAGCACACAAAAGCATGCAAATCGTCCGATTCGAAAAAAAATCAATCACGCTATCCTATCTCCGAAAATTGAACAGGGCTTCAGCCCGAAACATCGGAGGAATCATGGATTGGATCGTCCTCAGGGGCGGTGGACATTGTAAATACGGTGGCGATTCCAGCGCAACGCTGATCCTCCAAACCCGAAAAATCGACGCCGACACCGGCAATACCGAAATCCTCGACATGCACACCGAAGCCGTGTCCGGCAATGGTGGATTTAATGTCAACGACGACAGTGGTGATGAGTATCGGCTGATCGTCAAGCAGGGCGGGTACACGTCCGGCACCCTAAAAGCGTGGCTCAAAAGCAACGCCTGAAGGAATAAACAATCCTGCAACATAAACATCGGAGGACAATATGAAAGGATGGAAAACCTGGGCCGGAGCCGCAATTATCGGCTTTGCAGGCACTCTTCAATTCCTGGACCCCTCATTTCCCACCATCGACATGTCGAAAATGGCCGAAGTGCTGCTCTACATCGGCGGCAGCCTGGGCCTTGTCGGTGTTGCCCACAAGATCGAGAAGGCCAAGCCCTAATGGAATGGGCCATTGGGGCCGCTCTCGCCGTCCTGGGTGCCCTCTACCTCTCCAACAGGTGGGGGCGCACCCTGGGTGCTGAAAAGGTCAAGCGCAAAGCCGCGGAGAAGTCCAATGCAACCAAAGACGAACAGCTCAAGATTGCTGCCGATCCTCGTCCTGATTTGGATGATGTTTGCGACAGCATGCGCAACAACGACTTCTGACCCATGCTGCCCGCCATGGCCCACCGCAGGGCCGGATGTAGCCGATGAACTGGATGCCTTGCCCGAGGAAGGCTTCGAGGACTTTCGCGAATGGATGGGGCGACTCCACCAGTTTCGCAAGCAGCACAAGGCCTGTGTGGGCGAGTAGCCTTCGACATGAAGAGAGATGAAGTCCATGGGCGACGATCAGCACGACGAGTTGAGGCAGCGCATCGATGCCCTGAGCAAAAAAATTGATAAAAACGGACGAGACATAATTGAAATCCAGGCAAAAATGCGGGTCTCTGTAAAGGGGTACCCCAGGTGTGCGAAGCAGGAAGTTCGAGTCATTCATGTTGAACAAGCCGTCGAGCAAATCTCGGCGCAGCTAGAAGAAATGTACAACGTTCTTTCTGATCATCGCATCGCAGCGGGTAAATTTGAGGGGCGCATGCTCGCCGTCACAGGCGGGGTCGTTGGGCTCATAACCGTCGGTGGTCAAATCCTCGTGAATGTTTTTTTCTCGTGAAGGGTTGTATGGCGCGCACGCATTTCAAAGAGCTACCCGGTGACTGCAGAGTTTACCAGGTGCGGGCAAGCAGCGCTTGCGATCAGTTTGGATGGGGCATGCCCTACACATTTGCCTGCAACGTCATTTTTAGTTCCGACGGCACGTGTGAAATCGACATGGCCGTGGGGGAGTCCGATCTCGGCATATTTAGAGAGATACTCGCCCAATGTTTTGAGCTCGGCGCGTCTGAGGTTCGTTGGCAACGTAAACGCTCGGACGGCAGCGTAAAATGGATACGGCATGTCCCTGTCTAGGGTTAAACCGACTACCATGAGGATAACATGAAGAATATCGCCCCCATCATCATCGTGACCATGCTGACCTTTGTGGCTGTGGCCCAGGCCGACGGGCCGTACCTCACCGCCGATCCTGTAGACGGCGCCAACGCATACGAGGTCGAGATCAACGGCGAGGTTGAACGTGCGACCATGCAAAGCGGCGTGCTCTGGCTGGACCTGGATTACGTACCCGTCGGTGAACACACCGTGAAAGCACGTGCCGTGGACAACGAAGGCTGGAGAGGGCCGTGGTCCGACCCTTTCGTCTTCGAGCGTCCCGTTTTGTTAAAGCCCGGCAACGTTCGGATTACACCGGGTCAATAAGCGTGACGCTCGAACTGGAGTGGTGAAGCATGGCGTGCAAGCCCTCGCTTCTCTGTAAGAAGCCAGGATGCCAGCGGCTCAGAACCAGCCGACAGGGCTATTGCGATAAGCACAAAAACACGCCCCGCCGAAGCGAACACGGCCGCAAGTCAGCTCATGAACGTGGGTATAATTACAGGTGGCAAAAAGATCGGCAGCGGTTTCTGAAAGAGCATCCATGGTGTGCTGAGTGCCTGAAGAAAGGACAGGATACACCCGCAACAGTCGTTGATCACATCATACCGCACCGAGGAAATGACGATCTGTTTGGGAATCGTAAGAACTGGCAAGCGCTGTGTCGTAGATGCCACGACACCAAGACCGCAAGAGGCGAATGATGAAGATCAAGATTGTAAGTGATGGAACATCCTTGGGTACGAAGGTTCTCAATGCAGAGACAGGGGAAGCCCTTGAAGGGGCCTCTCGCGTTGACTGGAGCATTGAAGCGGGTGAACTCGGAAAGGCTGTTGTGCATTTTTATCCTGACCTTGTTGATCTTGAGTCTGACGCAAGCCTGGTTCCGGTTGTCGTCGCAGAATACGACCAAGAAATGAGCAGGTCTTTTCAGATGCCTCCCGACTATGAAGGACGCTTCTACGGCATTCCGATCTATATGGACCGTGAGCGTATGCAGATGTGGGGCAAGAACCCTATCTACCAGGCGCTGCTCTGGATGGCCTTGCGCTTTCATCGTTACGTCGCCGTGTCCATCTGGAAGCAAGATGCAGTGCACCTGACCTTCCTGCAAATCAAAAAGCTGTAGCGATTACAGTAATGTAGGGGGGGTCAGATTCTTCAGGGCTTTTTCTACTATACCGGGCGGGTACTAGATTTTTTTTCGTGTCAAAATTGAGGAACTTTTTTTTGAGATGAGAAATGTCCAAAGGCAGAAAACCGAAACCGAAGAACTCCAAGGTTCTTGCGGGCACTTTCCGGAAGGATCGGGACAACCCCAATGCTCCAGAAGCATGTTCGATTGGACCCAGGGCACCGGAATATTTGAGTCCGAGGGCCATGGAGCACTTCGGGGTGCTCAAGGCGCGGTTGGAGCCATTGGGCCTTGCTTCATCGACGCACACGGAAACCATAGCGTTGGCGGCTGTGCGTATGGCGGACATCGAGTCCTACGACGAAAGCATCGAGGAGCATGGGCACATGTACGAGACGAAAACCGTAGCCAAAGATCGTATCTTGAAGGCGAACCCGGCGGTGGCCATGCGCAACGAAGCTCTTCGACATCTGCAATCACTCCTGGCCGAACTCGGCTTGACACCCACCTCGATAGGCAAAGCAGACGCTTCCATCGGACGAGGAAAGAAGGAAGAGGACTGCGAAAACAAGTCCAGGTGGAAGAAGTACCAGCAGTAATGGCCAAGCCGAAAACTTTCGTCGGACGCGCCAACGCCTATGCCCGAGATGTGGTGCGCGGAAAGATCCCTGCCTGCAGGCTCACCATCCTTGCCTGCAAACGCCACCTGGACGACCTGCAGAAAGCAAAATCCAAAGATTATCGCTGGAGATTCAACAAGAAGCGGGCTGAGCTGTGGTGCGAATCCGCAGAGAACTTCACACACGTGAAAGGCGTGCTGAAGGGCGAATACATTGAACTCATGGATTTTCATATCTTCATCCTCTGCGCCCTTGGAGGATGGGAGAGCAAGCTGGACGGCGCACGTCGTTTCCTTGAAGCCTACATTGCCGTTGCCCGTAAGAACGCGAAGTCGACCCTAGCCGCAATCATCGGCCACATCCTCACTTGGATTGACGCAGAACCCGGCGCGGAATCGTATTGCGGTGCGACGAGCGAAAAACAGGCGCTCGAAGTATTCCGTCCCGCATGGCTCATGGCCAAAGCAGACCCGGAATTCAGGTCGCATTTCGGGATCAGTTTAAGCGGCACGCTGCGCAAGCCCACCAACATGCACTGCTTGGAAACGGCGGCCATATTCGAACCCGTCATCGGTAAGCCCGGCGATGGTGCATCCCCCTCTTTCGGTGGTGTCGATGAATTCCACGAGCACAAAACAGCCGATCTTTACGACACCTTCGACACGGGTATGGGCAACCGAGTCTCACCTCTTCTACTCATAACCACTACAACCGGCGTCGATACTTCCGTTCCGTGTTTCGACAAGCACAAGGAAGCGGAGGCGGTATTGAATGGGGCTGTAGAGGATGATCGTTTCTTCACCATCATTTTTTCCATCGACGACGACGACAAGTGGGAGAACTTTGACTGCTGGGCCAAGGCGAATCCCGGCATGGGCGTGTCCGTTCGCGAAGACTATCTGCGCAAACAGCACGCCAAGGCCATGCGCAATGCCGCCGCCCAAAACATCATCCTTACGAAGCATCTGAATCTTTGGCGCAATGCCGGTGTCGGCGCCTTCAACATGGCTGCATGGAATGAGAAATGCGTCGCCCAGGACCTGAGTATTGAAGAATTCATCGGCCGTCCTTGCTGGCTCGGCATGGATTTGGCGAACCGCGTGGATGTGGCATCCCTTGTCGCCGTGTTCGAGCATGAAGGCGGCTACGCCTGTTTCGACTGGCACTACTTGCCCCGTGAAACGGTCGAACTCCCACAGAACAAGCGGTACCGCATTTGGGAAGACCATGGGCACCTTCGCGTGACTGATGGTGCCCGAACAGACTTCGGGGCCATCAAGGATCAGATTATCGAACTGAATGCAAAGTTCAACGTGGTGGAGCTTGCTTACGACCCAAAAGAAGCAACGCTTTTCGTTGATCTGCTGCAACAACAACCCGAAATTTCTTTTGTATGCATCGAGGTCACTCAAAGCTCTGCCTACATGTCCGAGCCCATGAAGGAGTTGGAGGCCGACGTCCTGTCCGGCGGTATCAAACACGGCGGTACGCCTATCATGACGTGGATGATGAGCAACGTCGTCAAGAAGCAGGCTCGCGGCGGTGGCCCCGTGAAGTACTACTACCCCACCAAGGAGAAAGAAGAATTCAAGATTGACGGCGCTGTGGCTTTGATCATGGCCAGGATGCGGGCCATGGCCAACGAAGACAGAACGTCAGTGTACGAAGATGAAAACAAAGTCATCGAGGTCATCTGATGATTCCTTTGCTTGAAAATCTGCTGGGCAGGAAGAAGGCGACCGAGGAAAAGTCGGCAGGCATGACGCCTCAACAAATTGAAGACCTCTTTATGACTCTTCGCAGCGGCGGCGGTTCGGCCAGCGGTGAGTATGTATCGCCTTCGAACGCCATGAAGTGTACGGCCGTTTATGCCTGCATTGGCGTCATTTCTGAATCCGTGGGCCAGCTTCCTTTAAAGCTCTACAGGAAGAGGGCGGATGGTGGCCGTGACGAACTCAGAGAACACCCCCTCTTCCAGCTTCTTTATTACCAGCCCAACCCGTGGATGAACTCCATGGAGTTCCGGGAAATGGGCACACAACACCTTTGTCTTCGCGGTGACTTCTTCGCATTCAAAAACACTGCACAAGGTGTTACCCGTGAGCTGTTGCCACTTCATCCTGACATGGTGACGGTGAGGCAAAAGGAAGATTGGTCTTTGGAATATCAGGTGAATTTCGGTACTCGCGGCGGGCTCATGACGGTTCCTGCAAGCAGCATGTTGCACGTTCGTTATCGAACCTTGGATGGCGTGAATGGCATCAACCCCATTGCCTACAATAGGGAAACCATTGGCCTGGCCATGGCTGCCGAAAAACATGGGGCGCGGGTTTTTAAAAACAATGCCCGCCCAGGCGGAGTCCTGGAGACAGAAAAACAACTTTCAAAAGAGGCCATGGAGAAGTTGCGTGAGCAGTGGCAGTCCATGTACTCCGGCGAAGGTCAGCACAAAACGGCCATCCTCGAAGACGGCATGAAGTTCAGCACCATGACCATGACCAACGAGGACGCCCAATACCTGGAAACCCGACGTTTTCAGGTTGAGGACATCTGCCGCATTTTTCGCGTTCCCCTGCACGAAATACAGGCCAACGAGAAGACTACAAGCTGGGGCACGGGCATCGAACAGATGAACATCGGCTTCATCGAACGGACACTGATGCCTTGGCTTCGTCGTTGGGAGTTGGCCATCTGGAAAGATTTGCTTTCCAAACAAGAGCAAAAGACCCTTTACCCCGAGTTCGTTGTGGATGGTTTCCTGCGCGGAGACATCAAAACGAGATTCGAATCCTATGTGAAGGGCATTCAAAACGGTATCTATTCACCCAACGAAGTGCGCCGCAAAGAAAACATGAACCCGAGAGAGGGCGGCGATGACTATCTGACGCCGCTGAACCATAGAACAAGCGGAGAGGAGTCCGATGCAGACTAAGCAGTTTAACGCCCCCCTCCGGATCAAGTCCTTGACTGATGAGGGCGAATTTGAGGGCTACGGCTCCGTCTTCAATGTTGAGGACTACGGCGGTGACGTTATCGCCCCTGGCGCATTCAAGGCCAGTCTCGAAAGGCTCCAATCGAAAGGGCGGATGCCGGCGATGCTTTGGCAGCACAAGGCGTCTGAGCCCATTGGGGTCTTTACGAAGGTGGAAGAAGACGCAACGGGGCTGCATGTCGTGGGCAGACTGCTCATCGAGGATGACCCACTAGCCAGGCGCGCCCATGCCCATCTGAAGCACAACTCCATATCGGGCATGTCCATCGGTTACGTTCCTGAACGATGGGAGTGGGACGACACCAACGACACTCGAACCTTGTTGGAGGTCGATCTGTGGGAAGTGTCGTTGGTGACCTTCCCCATGAACGACGAAGCCAGAGTCCAAGACGTAAAGAGCATCGAGGCCATCGAAACCATACGCCAGGTGGAAACCTACTTGAGGGATTCAAAAGGATGCACCAAAGGCGAAGCCCAGGCCCTTATTGCCCGGCTGAAGATGATCGTTCGGCGGGAGGCCGAAGAAAAAGATGCACTCGATGCCGTGAATAACCTGATCGAAAAAATCAAGGAGTAAATCATGAGCGCTGAAATGAAAGAGGCGGTGGAAAAGCTTGCAGGCGCCTTCCAGGAATACAAGCAAGACAACGATGAA